TACTGCATGTGTTCTTGCACGACCTGTTATTAGTAACAGCAAATCCAAACTCTTCAGACGAAGAGCTACAGAAACAAGAGCATAGAGTCATTAACTTATTAGAGCGAATGCTCTCAAAGGATTCAAATGGTGTCAACTAACGGGCTAACTGCTTGCTCAGATGAGGAATTCCTTAAACTTTGGGATCAATATCAATCTACCTCAAAGATTGCCAAAATTTTATGCGTGACTGATCGAGCCGTAGCTTATCGCAGACGCAGAATGGAAAAAGAGCATGGTGTTTTGCCAGCGGCAGACCATCGTGGTGCTTTGTACGATGAGAGGCAGAAATCATTTTCCCCGTTAAGACAGATTGACCTTGGGATACTTGATGGGACTGTGATTGTGTTCTCTGATGCCCACTTTATACCTGGTCAACGATCAACGGCTTTTAAAGGGCTTCTGTGGGCTATTGAGACACTATCCCCTAAAGCGGTCATCGCAAATGGGGACAGTTTTGACGGGGCAGCCATTAGTCGCCATGATCCAACTGACCAGCCCGCCACTACAGTTATTCAAGAATTAAAGGCTTGTCAGGGCGCTTTGGGTGAGATTGAGGAAGCCGCCAAAGCCGAGCGCCACAACGTCAAATTAATTCACACATGGGGCAATCATGACGCAAGGTTTGCTAATCGACTTGCTCAACACGCACCACAATATAAAGACGTTTTAGGCTTTAAGATAACTGACCACATCCCTGATTGGGAGTTCTGCTGGGCTTGCTGGCCTACATCCAAAGTGATTGTCAAGCACCGATATAAGGGGGGAATTCATGCCACCCATAATGCAACCGTCAATGCGGGGGTGTCGTGTATAACTGGGCATTTGCACAGCTTAAAGGTCACTCCATTCAGCGATTACAACGGGGTTAGATATGGGGTGGATACGGGTACGTTAGCCGAGCCTGATGGCCCTCAGTTTACTTACGCTGAGTTGAACCCAAACAATCACAGGTCAGGTTTTGCGGTGCTGACCTTTTTTAATGGTGAATTGTTGTGGCCTGAGTTAATTCATGCCTTTTCTGAAGGGTGCATCCAGTTCAGGGGCGAAGTGATTGACGTATCTGCGTTTTAGCCCCTATAAGGGCAATACAGGATAAAACTATATGAGTGCTTGGTTAATTGTTCTCACGGGGGCAATCTACGCATATATTGCGGTGGAACAGTTGCTTAGGGGAAACCCGTATATGGCAGTCGTATACGCTGGGTATGCGTTCAGTAATGTGGGGCTTTACTTGTTAACAAAGTAAGCCCCATAGGTTTCATTTACTTTTGTGATTCGGAACCTTCAAGCTCTTCTTCTGTATCTTCGTCTTCAAAAGCAAGTTCAAGTTCGTCAGCATCTTCATATTCCATTGCCCAATCATTTGCTTCTTGGGTTTCAATAAATTCCTGAATGATCTGAATTTTGTTGAAGTCATTTGTTTCGATAACGATTTTCTCTGAATCAAGCCAGCCAAATTGCATTTCAAATTTCATGGTGTTCTCCGTTAACGCAGCCGATTGCTGCAATCAAATACTAAGCTTGTTTTGTGTCAGTTGTGTTTAACTCTCGGTAAGCAGCAAGTGCTGCCTTTAAGTCACACTGTAGATACTGAATTTGTTCATTTTGATAAGACAATTTATCGTAAGCTTCTTCAGCAAATTTAAATAAATTGATATGAGTCCAGGTGTTAAATTGTGGTTTGTCGTTTGTCATTAATCTTCTTTCGATAGTGTTCAATAGGAAACTTAGCTTTAGAGTCTAAGTGTTTACGTAGCCAAGCTATCCCCCCTAGTTCTTGAAAAATCATAATGTGTCTTTCACACAATCTGATCTGTCGTCCTTTAAGTGGTTCTAGTGGTTTTGGTCGTGGCATTTTTCTTTACCTTTACTAGTGTCAAGTACTACCTCATTGTTATTAGGAACTTCATAGAGTTTCATTTTTATCTCTCAATCTATCTAAAGCAGTTTCAATGCTATCTCTAACTCCTAAACCCATCTCTATTATTTGGGTTATTTCCTCGTCTGTTATCTTTACTAGTGGTCGTAACGTTTGTTGTATCTTGGCTTGAGCAGCCATGCCATCCTCAAAGCCTTTGCCATATACAGCGTGGTCAGCGTCAATCAATTGCTTGATAAGGTTTAAACTTTCCTCGCAAACCTTTGTCAAGCTCTCTACAGCTATTGCGCGTTTGATAATCATGTTTTTCCCCTTGTTCTGATGGCAAGAGCCGTTCCCCAATCAAGTCGTTTCTCTGCCAATCTTGCACATTCTTCACGCTCTATAAGCACAGCGGCTTTGATGGCATCAGCTTCCCAGTGGTAGGGTTGCCCCATGTCTTTGAGTATTTGTTTGCCAAGGTTACTGTTTTTTTCTACTTCGTTAAAAGCTTCCTCTTCCTCACTTGTCCATGCCTCATTAGTCATGTTGTTTTCTCCTTTATGTCGTAAAACCAATCATCTCCTGCTGACCATTTTCTTGTTCCATCTACTGACCACAATCTTTTTGCAGCTTGAAAGTCAGGGTATTTTGTTTCTGCAGGTACTAGGCTCTGGTCATACCATAAGCACCTGTTGTTAGGTTGTGTTGCAAATTGTCCATTGTCTAATGCAATAAAGTTAAAGCTTTTGTGTTCTTCAGATTGTTCTGTAAACCCTGTGTTTACATCCATACCATCTGCACAGAAGTCAACAGTAAACATGTATCGTCCAAAGTGCCACATCCTATCTTTTCCTAAAAACTTTACACCTAAATTACGAAGACCAATTTTCTCAACAATAGTAAATTGATAACCCATGCAATCCCACAACTGCAAAATATCAATGGGTAAGTTTTCAGCTTCCTCATGCCAAACGTATGCGTGTATTGGTAACTTGTCATAGAGAGCACCATAAGCTGGAAGCAGTGATTCAATGCGAAACACTTGTCCTCTCAAAGCTTTAAGGCTAACCCAAATTGCAGGTTCTAGTTCTCCATGTCCCTTTTGATCGTTGTATAAGAATTCCTTCTTAACAAAACATTTGATGGGGGGTAACGAAGCAATAATATAGCTCATGTTTTCTCTTGTAAAGATATTGGAATGTAGATGCAAGCCTTGTCTTTACTGTTTTTAGTACTGACATACATGTGAGTTTGTACTAACTTTCTTTTGCAGTTAAAACACTTCTCATCTGGCTTAGTGGGCGAACATCTCAGTTGATCGGGGTTAATCACAGTTTTTATTCTTTCTTTATTTAGGGTATGTGCCTCATAATGTATTCAGTCCAATGTCTGGTGTCTGAAAACACACAAGCATCCAAACCATTTTTAGCTGCCCAGTCTAGGTAAGTGGTCTTACTCTTCTTAGAAAGCCCCTGGTTGCGCTGTAACACGTAGAGTATGCTGATGTGTGGGTGTTGCTGTTTAATGAGCACAGCCTTCTTTCTATCTGTTCCTGTCCATAGACCTTTAGTCTCTATGTAAATGTTCTCAGTAACAGTGAAGTCAGGTGTGTATGTGTGATTGCTTGCAGGTATAACGTACTTGATCTTATCAATCTCGTAAGCTAAGTTCCAGCCATGTGATTCACACGCAGCTTGAAACTTAACTTCTAAACCACTACGATACCCCGATGGGTTATGTCGTTTAGGTCTTGGCATTACGACTAGCCCTTACTTCCATGAATGCCTCTGCCCAATTGAAAGCAGACTCTACTACTTTTGTAGCAGTAGTTTCTTTCTCTCCAATCATCTTTAGCACGGCATCTTTACCTGCCAGCTCTGTAAGTATTGCTATAGCCACATACTCTTTCATAGTCATGTGCTGCATGTTGATGTCTTGTGTCATTGTTGTTCCTGTTGTTGTGTTGCTTCCTCGCCTTGGGGCGAGTCAGTTGTTGTTGCCACCTGCGGTGGTTGCCACCTGTCGTTGGGTTTTTGCCAGATGTAAAGCAGTTGTAAGTTTAGGTGGTAACGTTCATCATCGTTATAGAGTTCACGGCACTTCTTGTACCACTCTTCTTCAGTAAAAAGCTCTGTTAGAGCCTTTGCTGCCTTTACTGGTCCAATGCCAGCTACCCCGATGATGTTGTCGCTCTTGTCACCAATCAAACTTTGTAGATAAAGAAACTTCTTACCTTGATCTACATCTACTTGTTGAGCCTCTTTCCTAACAAAGTTGTAATGTCTACCTGGAATCTGTAATAAATCTTTATCTATGCTGCAGATAACAGTACTACTACCCTCTTTGTCTTGGTCAATACCCATCTGGTCATCAGCTTCCCATCCGTTGCAGATGATTGCTTTGTGCTGTGTTACTAGGAACTCCCGTACAGCTTGCCAGTGTTCTGGTTTTTCATCTGGTCTGTGTGCTTTGTAGGTAGGTGTTAGCTCTTTACGAAAGTTATTAGAACCCGTTAAATACACTTGGTACTCCGTAGCTCCAGTCTCTTCTAGTATGTCTTGGATCATCTTGTCAGCCCTAGCAAGGGCTACCCAAGTTTCTTCTCCAATAGCACTACAAGCACCTCTGAATACCACGATGTCACCATCAATCAATGCTCTCATAAACTATCTCCTGTATTGATATCAAAAAAAGTAAGGACCTCGATTTGGTTGCTTGATAAACATGTTCTGTTTACGTGTACGAGAAAGCCAGAAAATCGTACACATCACATCCTCGAATGCTGGCTTAACAGCCCTTACAAAACCCTCTTTGGCAACTACACTAGGGGATTAGTTTCATCTTCTTGAATTGCTTCCATCATGTCGATATCACCTGCTGTGTAAGCCTCAAACTTACGAGCAAACTGAATAACAAGATCGAGAGTAGAGGATTCTAGATCAAATGGTTTACCACCACGAGCAGCAATGTAAAGATCAGTAGCTCGTGCTAATGCGTTCTGACGCACAATAGCTCTATCACCATGCAGTGCGGGGATAGGAAATACTTTATCTTTATAACCACCAAATGATTTAGCCTGGGGAGCTGCTGCCGCAACTGTTGGTGTGCTACTAGTAACAGCAGGAGTGGCTGCACCTCTACGGAGAACAGCTACTGCTTTTGTTTCTACACCATAAGTACCTGTGTTGCCATCGAACTCTACTTCGTCACCAACGTTTGCGTTGTGATTCTTAAATCCGCACTTAACCCAACCACCATTAACTTTGATTGAGTAGGTAGGTTTAGTACCAAACTTAGTTGTCACATCTTTTGTAGAAACTGCTTCTACGATACCTGTCTGCATTGTCATACGATTTCTTCCATATCAAACCAATTAATACCAACTGATGCTCCTGCGTTGAGCTTGAGAGCCAGTGGCGTTTTAAATATATCTTCAAAATAGCTGTGTGTGTTCTTCAATATTCCTGTGATCTCCTCTATAAATGGTGTTACTGAATCTAACTCTACATCAAACATTAGAGAATCGTGGATAGTGTTAACCATCTTGACATCATCCCTATTCTTTAGCTGTCTGAAGATAATGCCCAACATCATTGGAACAATGTCACCAGTAGCTAAACCCTGTATAGGATAGTTTTTCAATTCAGTGGGACTGAAATTATACGTTCTACTAGACCATGTGCTATCGCTGTAATACTCTTTAAAGCAAAATTTACGCCCAGTTTCTGTGAATAAAATGAACGTTTTAACCTTCTCCCTAAAGCCATCATCATCTAACTCATACACAGATTTTCTTTCAACTTCTTCTGCAAAGTTCTTGTGCCAATCTGCTACACCTGCATAACGAGTGTAAAAAACATCAACAAACTTCTTAGCTTCATCAATGCTGCAGCCAGCTTGTTTACTGATAGCCTTAGCACCAGCACCATAGATTAGTTGGAACGTTCTAGCTTTGAATGGCTTACGTTCTTCTTTAGTTGGATACCTACCAAACATATCTTTGTATAGTTCAGAGTGAATGTCTTTACCAGATGAAATGTCATGGATCAGTTGCAAATCTTTAGTAACGTGAGCAAGAGCAACAACCTCAAGTTGATTAAAATCAACCTCAACAATACGACCATTCTTAAATCTTGATGTAAAGATTTGTTTGATTGGGTTATTGCTAATGTTCTGCAAATTAGGACTAGTTGAAGACAAGCGACCTGTAACAGTTGCGGTGTGATTCAATTTGCCATGTATGAAGTCTCCAATGATGTGCTTGCTCAAGCCTTGTACATACGTAGACAATTGCTTTGATAACTCTCGATACTTCAACAACCCATTGATGATTGCAATTGCTTTAGGATCAAACGTATGCTTCAACATATCATTGAGCACAGCATCGTCTACTGACACCTGACCCGTCTTTGCAGATACTTTTTCTGGGTCTGGTACATAGCGAATGAATGGCTCTATTTTCAGAGCTTTCTCCATCATCTTGTACTTAGTGTTGCCATTTTTGTAGACACCAACTTCTTCTTTGACTTTTACTTTCTTAGTACCACCAAAGAAAAACTGTGACCATTGTTTAGGGCTGTTGATATCTTCAAGATATCCAGTGGATAACTCTTCCAAGTCAAGTTTGACTTCTACATAATTGTTAACAACTTCAACTGTATATTTGTCAAGTCGTTCTCTATCAATGTGCAAGCCATTGAATTGCATCTCTATAGTTGCATGTAGAGCTTCCATCTGAGTCTTAATCAATGTTAGTTGTCCAGCTTTAACTGCTCGTTCGTATTGATACGCAGCAATTTTGGCGGTATTAATAACATCTTGCTCCAAGTAAGGAATCAATTCTGCAGATGGAATCTTGTCAGAACCCAAACCTTTCTCAAAGTATTTTTTAATCTTGTCGTCTTTAACTGGCAAGCCATACTGAATGGACAGCTCATCAAGGCTAGACCATTTAGTTTGTTGAGCACTAAGAATGTACTCAGCAAGTTGTGTGTCCCAGATTAATCTGTCTTGCAAATCTTCTTTTAAGAAGATACTTGTCTTATACAAGTACATCAAATCAAACGCTAGGTTGTGTCCACAGATAACAGCACCTGGAGGTAACTCACAAATGCTAGTTACAAAATTTTCTGCGTCATAAGTTGCGTATGGTTTGCTTCCGTCATAGCACATGCCAAAAGCTACTACTTCATTGTCAGGGTGCATTGGGTGAGCTAGTCCCACTTCTTCGTTTCCATTGAGAGTAGTCTCAACGTCAACAGCTACAAAGATTGGTATGGTCATGGTTTTCCATACTCCTTTCCATAAAGAATTGCTTGAAACACAACAATTCTGTCCTGTTTATCAAGCACGTTAAGAGTCTTGCATACGTATGTAGCAAGCATAAACTTATCAAAAAACTCCTTTCTATCTGTAACAATTAAATTATTAACACCTGATCTTAAAGAACGAAATTGACTATCTGCATAGTTACCTTCGTCTACAAAACCACGTTCTATGCAATCACCAATAAAAGTAGAAAAGTTTTCAGAGTAGATGAGCCAGTCATCATCAGTGTCAGTTGGTGGAGGGTTACAAGTAACTCTGCTGCCAACAGATTTAATGTCAGTAATATGTTTTGTCCAGCTCATATTTACCTCACTCGTATCTAGCTCTGATTGGATCAATGGTTACAAGGAACTGACCATGACGATCAGACTCTATTTGCTTAGAACCGCCACCTGGCAGTTTGTTCTTAGGAACATTGATAGTGCGAATCATTTCTTCTTCAGGAGACTTGGGGTCTTTATACTTGCCAATTGTGATGACCACATCCGCTTCACCTGGTTTGTCCGTCTTACTTCCACGGAGAGCATCCATGCCGATAAACGGAGGGTCTTTAAGATCGACAACCGAAGCACTGAGC